CCGTTAGGAGTCCTGGACCTTTTGCCTCTGCCACCTTACCTAGCATCCGACGCCCGCGAATCTTCTTTCTCGTGTCCGGTTTCTTATCAGCCTTGCTGGGTCTTTTACCTACCTTCCAACCGAACTCAAGGAATGACCCGTAAAACGTGTCACCCTGGAAGTTCTTATCTGAATACCCTACGCCAAACTGAATTGACTTGTTCCGCCTAGCACTCTTAACCGCACGTACCTTGACTGACTTTTGCAGCGCCCCAGTCTTGACCGGTGTTGCTGCTTTACTCGGTGCTACCAGTTTCTTCGCAGCATACCGCAGTTCCTGCCTAAGAATCTTGTCGCGAATCTTCTTAGGCAAACCCTCAAGCATTCGTTTTAGTTTAGCTACTTGCCGTATGTTAAGTGCCGCTTTCATTGTTCCACCTCGCAGAGTAGAACAAGATCTTCGAACTTTTCATCCGATGGTAATGCGGAACCAATCGTTAGAACTGTGGATCCTAACAAAGCTCGATCACGAACAGACAAAGTAAACGCTTGCGGTTTGCGTAAATCAACTCGAACGCTCGCCCGTGCAAAAACTTCTCGTGCTAATTCCAACTTCCGTCCGCTCAACCACTCCACACGACAATCACGCGTCCCGAGATCGTAGAACGAATTCGTCGATTCCCCACGCCCACCTTGAGCGGTAGTCCGTCGCTGGAACCTTACACGCGTACGCATCTGTCCGGCATTTTGTGCGGTCATTGGTACACCCCGAAAGGAATAAAGAAGTTCTTCCGGAATTGTACCATTAACGCGTCGGTTGCCTTTTCAAGTTCCTTTGATATGGAACCAACAAGGACAGTCTCGCGGTTTCTAAACCAATGCCCCACAAGCATCTTAATCGCGTGAATTACCATTTCCGGAACGGTAACAAAACCAGCGTTTATCGTGATAGTCACCGCCCGTCTGTTATCCTCCTGAACGTCTGGCCAAACTTCATCTACTTCCGGATATAAAGCGGCCGGCGGAGAAAGCAACTCCGCTTGAACTGTTAGACTCTGAGAAGTTCCGTTTGTGTCAACGTAGCTCAGTGATGTTAAAGAGTTCACTGGCCAGATTGGAATATACAACGGGTCCGTGTCTGTGGGTAATTCATTGACGTAAACAATCACCCCAGACCGTCGAAGTAACGTTAAACGAGACTTGCTTTCAATGTACCCTACCGCCGCTGCTTCCATTGAAGTCAGCATCGTATCGTAATAGGTTTCACTTACGTCGATCGCTACGTGTTTTTTGATCTCGGACAACGATACTACCATCCCCGAGACTGTCGGCATGTCTATTTGGTAGTTCATCGATCACCTCAATCAATCCGCGTTGTTTCATCAAATCAACCTGCCCAGGCGTTAGAAGCAACTCGGTTCCAGCGTGACGATATCGCCAGTCCCGAGTTAGCTTGCATCTAATCTCCATCGACGTGCTCCGTGATGAAGTCGTTCGGGTAGGCAAATTGGTGTTGTCCGTTGCGGTCATAGTAGGCAATCATTTCTTCCGCGTGACCAATTGCACAACCCGAATCCACATAGACCGAGTTACCCGCCTTTTCCCATTGCTTCCAGAACCAAATATCGTCATCAATCCTGGACTCATCGTAATTACCGCTCGGTCCTGGTTGACCCTGGAACAACGGTAGCCCGCACTTCTTCAACGACTCGATCTTGATGGCCGTCAGTCCAAAATGGGCAGTGCTTACTTTTAACGGCTCGCCTTCAAACTTTACGTGGTCTTGACCGAAACAAGTGAACAGCGGATACCGCATTCCCCTACGGGCCTGGAGACTTGCTAACGCGTCGATATGTGGATTAGCAACGCAGACTTCAAGTAACCTTCGGACGTGCTTGGCGCCGAACAGTGAATCGAAGTCAATCGTCACAGCGTAGTCTACGTTGTCGCGTATACAGTCAAGCAAAAGCTCCTGCATACACTGCCCATAAAATACGCCTTGCTTAATCCGAATCGACACATTCAAAGCGTTAAACGCCCTGTCAATGTGGTTCCGCGTTAGTGTCAACGAGTATCTCGGTAGGGTCATTACCCCTACAACTTTAAGTTCCATCATATCCCCCGGACTGGTTAAAGAACAGTGTTACCGACTTGCGTCGTCGAGTTGTCAGGAGCAACCCCGACTTCCATGATGCCGACAATCGAACTGACTGAAACGGGATCGTTCGTGGTGGTGCCTGGAGTAACAGTGACATACAGGTAACGGTCCTTACCTCGCATGTCGATATCAATCACGCGTGCGACTGCACCTTGCGCAGCGGCCGAACTTCCAACCGACGTGTAGCCCGTGGTTGAAGTGCTGTTCGAACCCGTGGTAACCGCAACAGTGATGTTGGTTGCGTTGGTGTTGGTTGATGCCGAAGTTGCCACAATCAGCTTGCAGCTTGACGCGTTGAGAGTATCAATCAAAGCCGTTCGCGGGGTGGTTGCCGCGGTATTCGTAACCGATGCCAACACGACCCGAGTATTCTGGAGTGCGTTCATGTTTCACTTTCAAAAGGTAAAAAGCGGCAGCCAACCAAAGGCCAACCACCGCTCCCATCCGGGGGGATTGATGGACTAGCCGAGTACCAAACCGATAACAGCACCGCTTGCGGTCGCGGTTCCACGGTCGTGGACTTGAGTATCGTAACGCGATGTTGCGCGGATGGCGATCTGATCACTTGCGAAGAACACCGAAGCGTCGGACTGAATGTTGAACGCTCGCGAATCACCCATCGCACAAGCCAAACTCAAGTCACCAAAGTATGCAACCTTACTACCAGTGGTGGCCGACAGCCCTGGTAGGTTCTGCGCGTAGACCACTGGATACCCAAGGAACGATTGACCGCTTCCGCTGGACAATTCCGTATTGGAGTTTCCGCCGCCAGCGTCCTTGAGACGTGCGACAGATTCCCAGTAAGCTGGCTTGCTCATGTACCAAACCGGCTGAATGCCAGGGTACTCTTTCAAAGCCCCGACAACCTTTTGGAAACTACCAAGCGTCAAAGCTCCAAGCGAAGTCTGGCCGGTCGCAGTGACCAAAGATCCAGCAGCCAAAGCGTTTGCCAGACCAGTGATCCCGTTGGAAGCGTTCGAGCCATCTCCCAAGAAACCTGCTTGATCTTCATCGACAGCGAAAGCGTAGGCCATTTCCATCGTCAGGAAGTCAGCCAAGATTGGCAGCGCATCTTCCGATAATTCGTTTGGAATAGCCGTTAGGATGGCGGTCTTTCGCGGGGTCAATTCAACCATCGAAAGAGTCGCATCGCTTTGCGTGATAGATGCGTTTTCAGCAGGATGATAAACAGTAAAACCACCTGCACGCTTGGGAACTTGTAGAGACCCACCTGAGATCGGCCACACCATTCGCATTGCTCGACGAAATACGCCGTACTCCTCCACCAAACGAATCATCGTGGCAGCAGTCTCTTGCGGAACAAGATAACCACCCTTGGTGTTATCGCCGGTTGACATTGCGTTTTGAATATTGATCCCATGACGGTGCAACCATTCTTTCGAGCTTTCCGACTTCTTCATCGTCGCATTCAAGAAGTGGCCAGTCACCCAAGCGTCATGCTCAGCAGTTGGGCCGGTAAACGCTTTCAGCTTGCCGGCAATCGGCTTGACCTTGATGTTCGGTCCTTCCGATCGGTGCGGGCCGTTGGTAACTTTGCTGATCGCCATTTCAGCGGTCAACTGTTCCAGCTTTTGCGCCCGTGCCTTTTGCTCGCGAAGTTTTCCAATCTCGCCCTGAGCATCGCCAGCGCCTTGAATCCGGTCGATCTCGGCGGTTTCCTCTGCACTGAGTTCCCGCTTTTCAGTCATAGCCAATTGAGCAATCGCAGCCGCTCGATTAGACAGCGACTCAATCTCTGCTTGTAGTTCTGCAACGTTCTTCATCTCGTTCTCCGTCTGCGGTTGACGGCACGAAAAAACGGCGAGACGTCAACCAAGGTTATTGGTTTACAATCTCGCCGTTGAACAACTGCGCGAAGAGTGTTGTTTCAATTTGTCGTGATCATTTTAACCGAAGGTCAACGCCTGTCAAGTTAAAAAGTTTTTCCATGCGTTTTTGTTTTGCCGCGTCCGGTCGGTTCTTAACCATTGACAGCATAGCCGATGGTTTCAGATACGCTTGCGGAGTTTTCCTGTAAAGGTTTTGCGGCACGATCTTTTGCTCGACTTTCGGACCTGTACAGAAGTTTGTGATAAACAACATTGCCTTGCCTTCTTCATAGTCAAGCCAAGTCTCCTCGTTCATCATTGCTAGAACTTCATCCTTCGACTTCCCGGAAACTTCCGCGTACACGTCAGCGATTTGGCCGTTGATCTTTTCCAGAATGTCAGCTTCCTTGCGTAGTCCTTCCGCGTTTCCAAAAAGAAAGGTTGCTGCCTCGTGAATCATGATCATTGACAGCTTAGACGCGATCCGTTCCTCGCCAGCTAGAAAAGCGATAGACGCCGCACTCGCTGCCAGACCGTCGTTGTACGTCGTCACCTTTCCATCGTGCCGCTTGAGAGAATTGTAGATCGTGTAACCCTCAAACACTGCCCCCCCAGGCGAGTTAATGCGAACATTAACCGGACCCTTCCCCAGTAGTCCCAACGCTTGCACGACTTCATCGGCGCCAACCATACCGGTCCACGATGGACCGATGGCATCATAGATGAATATCTCGCGACTCTCTTGATTGACCATTAACATTGCCATGACTCCACTAAAGAATTAACCCGGTCCTGTAGTTGTTCCGGTTGACACTCACACGCTTCTAAAAGCTGCTGCTTGCGTTGACTTAAACCAGAAACGTAATCGTCCGCATCGACCCCCAGTGAACTAGCACGCCGCTTGTAGGTATCCTCGAACGTCTGGTACTTTGTCTCGATCCATGACACAAAGTTTTTATTTCCGGTCGCTTTCTTGACCGCTACACATTCGGTTTCCAAAAGTCCGCCGAACAAAACGTCCGCAGCTAGCCACGTTGCGGCCGTCTTGATGTTTTTAAGATCTGTCGGTTGTGTGCTTGCTGGTTCAACCATACCCTCAGTCTTAGAGACATTCGGATTCTCGAACGAATCTCCACCGTCTACTGGGTTGAGATCCAGTTTATCCCGGCATTCGTTCTGCGTCATGACCTTGGCTTGTCGGTACTTTGTCAGAACGTCCGCAGTAGCCGGCGCGTCCATCTGTAGCCAAGTTCCGCGATTGAACTTGAAGTAAACGTCTGCCTTCTGTTTCTGAATTGGCGTCCGTAGTTTCATGTCGCACTGCATCTCCCACCGAGTAAGCCAGCGAGACAAAGCCGACGCTAAGTAGGCAAGTTGCTTTTGCTCCAAGCTGTTGTAGGAAGTCGCCGAGGAGTCCCCTGGAATATGTTGCAGTCCGAAGATTAACATCACATCTTGGCGAGAGAATTTTCGCTGTTCGATAAACTGTGCGTCCACGTTAGACATTCTGGAGACGTCAACCGCTTTAATTCCCTCCCGAAGCATACCCGCTACTTCGCCCTTATTCTTCCGGGAATAGTTCTCACGGAATGCCTTTAGGAATGCCTCCGCTTCTTCCTCATCCTGAATACTCCCTGGCGGCGCCTCAAGCATTATCCGTGCAGACATACCGTTATTGAGTGCGTCTTTGTTGTACCTTTGAGCGGATAGGTCAGTTCCAAAAGTCTCGCGAAACTGCCACGCTACACTACGCCCCTCGATGCCGTAGTAGCCAAACCCTTGGATATGTAGAACGTCCCTGTCTGGAATAGCGTACGTTCCTCGTGGTAGGCTGTCGGTCGTGAGCCGTTCCTTTAGTTCTTCAAAATTCATTAACGGATCGTCTGTCTCAGGGGTGGTTACGTGCCACTTCTCGCCTTTGACTAGAACGGTATCTGTAACGTCCGGTCTTAATGGTAAGAGTTCCGGTTTATTCCCCCTAGCGATGAACGCCCGCCCATTACCCCACGACAGAACATGACTTTGAATCTGCTCTTTGAAAACGTCCGAAGTCTGATACCGGTTCGCTTCATCCCTTAGTAGTCTGTACCACGGGTTATTTATATCGACTGAGTTTAACCGCTTCTCAATCTTCCGTGGTTCCAGTGGCATTTTCCCAACGTCACCGGATATGGTGTTGATCGCGTACCACACCGCAGCGAGTCCTAACATGGACTCTTCATTAACTTGAGGCTCTCCACTATCGGAAACACCCAGCCATTTTAGAAATGCGTCAATCGGGTTTCGCAGCGTAAACATAATTTCCCTATGCAACAAATAAACTGCCACGTGCCCGCGCCGGTGCCAGTGAACAACACCTAAGCGCCATAATCCCCGCAACTACCGGATCAATCTTCTCGCCCGACTTCTTCTTATCAGGCATCCACCGATTGTTCGCATCGACACTCAGAACAAGGTTACCCAAACACCACCGAAACATCGGTTGGCTTCCATCATGGGTGAACTTCCTCTTTCGTATCATGTCCAGCATCATCGACGTAGGTTCGTGCATCGTGTACCTAGACTGCTGAATCCGAATTGGTTCATACCCAGCCCTCGCTAATTCCTCCGCCATTTGCTGCATATTCCACGGATCAAACCCTACTTGTTTGACCTTGTGAAGTCGCATGTCCGATATCAGGTCTTCACGAACTCTGGAATATAAATCACTCACCACCTGTAGGTGTCCGTTTCGAATCCAGTCTATCCAAGGCGTCTCGTTTAGGTTCCGGTTGTTGTCCACATCAATATAACACCTTGTCTTGATTTCATAGCGCCAGATTGGCCGCTTCTTATCGTCGATCCCATCTGGAAACCTTGCAACCAAAGCGTAGGCCATTAAGTCACTGACACCGCCCGCATCAACAGCCGCGCAGATAGCCGACGCCCGGCGCCAATCCGACAAAGCCGACACTCTGCATTCATCCCAATACGCAGGGTCGATAGCTTGCTCGTTAGAGCTTACTTCACGGTTCGCGTAGTACCGAGTGAATACGTTCCTTTCCTGGTTGCTTTCCTTCGCCTTGATCGCTTCTTGTCGGAAGTATTCAGGTTGAACACTCACCCCGATATTGGGCATTGCTTTAGGCCAAACTGATTCATCAAAGATATCATCCTCAGAGTCAAGAGAAGCCACGAAAGAGAATACCGCGTCGTCCGTTATCCGTCCACCAGCTACATCTAAAGCGTACTGATTCTCCTCCTTCCACATCGTAGAAAGGTTATCACCTGCGGTCGTGATCGTGAACATAACCGGTTGAGATCGGGCCGCTGAGCCCGTTCTGATCGTATTATAGAACGGTCTGTGATGTTCTCTCCATGCGTGAAGTTCATCGAGAATAACCGCGTGCGGGTTAAGACCGTCAAAAGCCCTATCACTTCCCAACGGTCGGATGAAACTGTTCGACTCGGAATGATTCAATTGATTCACCCTACAATCAAACCGTTTCGAAAGTATCGGCGAACGCTTGACCATTCTCTCAGCTTCATTGAATACGATCTTGGCTTGGTCTACCTTTGTCGCCCCGATATAAACCTGAGACTGTGCCTCACCATCGAACGCCGCAAGTAAGATAGCAATCCCCGCCGCTAGAGTGGACTTCCCCTGCTTCCTTGCGACGGAGACATATACCTTGCGGAACCTGCGTATTTCCTTTGAGTCAATCCACCCAAACACCGACCCAACGATGAATGCTTGCCACGGAGTAAGAATGAATGGCTTGTCTAAATGCTTGCCTATCGTATGACGGAATAAAACAGGAAAAGCGTCAATTGCAAACGCCGCTAAATCCTCATTGAAAACAAACTCAAACCCTTCTGTGTTCTGTCTCTCAATGTCCTTAACGTGTCTCTCTACCGATTGGCGCACGGCACGACAAACCAGGATCGTCCCATCTAAGACGCCGGTAACGTAGCTCTGGAATAGCTCGATGCCGTTCAATTCTCGCCTTTCGCCGGTCGTGTCACCGGTGCCTTACCTCGCTTCATCCACAACTCAAACTCAGAAACCTCAGAAGCAATCTTCTTGTCTACCGATGCCACAGGTTTAACCACCCGCCTAGCCGATGGACTTAGACCGATCTTCTGCGATAGTTGGTCGAACGTCTTCGACGCCTTGAGCGCCGCAGACAAATCATCCGCTTCGAACGCCAGTGCCGCTTGCTGGTACGCCTCACAGGCCAATCGTAAAATAGGCCCGTCGATTTTCCGTAGGACATGCGGTAGACTCTCAATCGCGAGATCCCACATCGCCGACGCATACTCACCGAGGCCCGCAGGTTTCTCCGGTAACCCTTGGTCGCCCTTAACCTCAAGCTGGTGAGTCACGCTAGGCCGTCCGCTATTCCCTGTCCCTGCCATGTCAAGCATCCTTTCTATTTTATTTTCACATTTTAACCGAAAAATTGTGCAAAGTTTGGCTTCCGGTCAAAGGCGTTTCTGGCTGTATTTCAACACGACCCCGGGTACCTTTTTCTTTTATTTTTTTATTTTTTATCAAGCTTGACATGGCACGCTCGACAAACTGACATGAGATTATCCCACGCGTACACAAGGTCAGGTCGCTCGCTCACTTTGATCTTGTGGTGAACCTCTATTGCCGCTTCTGTTCTTCCCTGCCTCAAGCACTCCTCGCATAGTGGGTGTTTGCGTCTGTAGCGTGCCGATAGCTCTGTCCACCTTGTACCGTACCGCTCACCACTCGACGCTCTGTAGTCCTCTGTTGATGCCTTCCTCTGCTTGCTGCATACATCACAGGCACCTTGCACCACACGTCCGCACCCGCATAGCCTACTGACCCTCATAGACGTATATCCCGTTCACTCGACTCTTGGCCACCATGCGATAGCCATGAGAACCCAGCGACTCACTCACCACCTGCCAAGGTTGCTGTATCCTGAATCCTCCTGGTAGGTGCACCCCAATCAACCATCCCGATACTGGCTCTCCCATGTCCTGATTCAACGCCCTCGGTCCTTCCGTGTCGTAATGCTCTACACACAGAACCTTAGGCCGGTACTCATCGACAATCGACTCAGCTATCGCCAAATCGCATGAGTCAACGTCCACCACTACACAAGCCCCATCCATGCCGCTCAGTGGTCTTGTGTACTCTCCATAGACCGTGGCCAATGGGTATTTCTTACGTAGCTTAGTCTGCCTGTCCAAGTCGATTTCAAACAGCGTTAGATCATCAATGAACGACAACGTAACCGGTAGGCTATCACCATCACCGGCGCCAATCTCATAGCCTTTGGTTATCCCGAACCGCTTGCATAATGCAAACAAGATACCTTGCTCGCCAAACTGCCAGCCGGTCGCGTGTTCATTTAGCCATGAGTATTGGTTGAGGATCTCCATTACCCGCCTAACATCATTAGGGTCATGGTCGATGCCGCCGCTGTTGCCGTGTTTGTCGTGATAAGCAAGTCTGGCATAGTAGAAATGGAAATAATCTGATCACTGGTAAGTCGATTGTGACCTGTCGCAGCCGTAATCGTAAATCCAGTATCACCGCTCACACTTGATTTAAGGGTAAGCACGTCTCCGTTGAATTCCGCAGGGCAAACGATCGTCAACGCCCCAACTTGATTCAAGCTGACATACCCACTGGCATTCACAACACCGTCAGCACTTGCACTAGGGATCGTAGCCCCAGCAGCGAAGTTAAGCGTTATCTGATTTTTTGGCCACGCTAACTGAGCACTCATTTTAATACTCTCCAAAATACCTTACATCTTACCTATGTCCATGACATACGGTCATGGACTAACTACTTGCGCCCAACTACCAGTGCCAACACGACGCCACTCCTGACCATGTTCGCTGATTACCCTCACAACATTCAGTCGCGATGGAAACCAGTTCATCAACACTTCCACGACGTACATTCCACTAGCCAATTGCGGCCCATTTACTAACGTCACACCACTACCACCAACCAAGACCCCAAACACCCCAGGGGAAAGCTTGTTGAAATCGATCGTTGCATTTGCCGCAAGCACCGAGTTGATACTGGATAATCCATCGAATCGTCGCCGATACTGAAGGACAGCGTTGCCGCTTATGTTCGAAAATGGTCTCGCTTGGTTAGCCGCATCTCGCGTGTTCTGCACATCACGAATCGATACCATTAGGTGATTGGATAAATCACCCGATTCAAAACCTGTATACCCGACGATCGGGCAATCCAAACCAAGAGTACACCGCGACACGTCGATATACGTTTTCTTGCCAACCCGGCTTTGAAATGCAGGGCATTCAATCAACGCGCGGCTTACTAATGGACCGTGTGAATATCCCAGCAATCCGTCTATGGTCAGTTGCGTGTCCGTCGGTCCCTGCTGATACAGTATCACTCGCGGTAACGGATCAACAGTCTCTATCTGGATATCACTTGCTTGTGACGTTTGCACTGGCCGGTCTGTCACCACTTGCTGAAAATTGATTGCTGAGTAACTCTCACCAGCCATACCAGACGCATAAACAAATTTGCACCTTTTGATCGTCCCATTGCCCCACTGGAACGCGACGCCAACACCTTGTTGAATGGTTCGAACGTTTTCTTGGATTACTTCGCAACCTTCTACAAAAGCCCTCGATGTCTGTATCTTTATCCCACGCCCTTCGCAATCGATCAACTGTGAGTTGCTGACACAAGCCAGTTGACCACGATACAATGGCGGATCAACTTGACCAAACCCAAATACCTTAATGCCGTCCGCGTCTCTGCCTTGGTTGTTTCGGATCGACGATACTTTGCATCGGTCAACCATGCATGACCCACGATAGCCTGATACCGCAATCCCTGAGACAGAAACCGTATCATTTACACCAACGTTTTCTACTCCATTTACCTCACAACCAGTAACTTCAACATTCTGAAACCCATAAAAAACCTCAATGCCAGAGCACTGTGCTGTGTACGCGTCATCGCTATTTCGAATCCCGTCTACGGATACGTTTTTTACCGACGCGACGCCGCCTGATTCACTCGAATCGATTCTAATACCACCACGCGCCACCGACTCTCCACGCAAGCGTAGAGATCCATTGATAAACACCGATCGGCAACCGATCCTGATCATGTAGTCCATCGGAACAGATGCGACTATTTCAGCGTCTCGTGCGTCAATCACACATCGCCCTAAACCACTCACGACGACAGACCCATCGAGCGTATACCTACCGCGCAAAACCGCAGAGTTACCCGTCCGAATCGCAGTGGTCAGTTGTGATTCAAGCCGCGCTGCCGTCGTCATATCGTGACCCCTGTAATGAAACGAGAGGCCAGCACTTCACCACGAGAAATTGCCGATGCTGAATAGTTGCCACCAACCATGAGCAAGAACGCAAGACGAGAATTCGACGGGTTTGTACCTGCCGAACGACGCAATAGATTGACGGAAGAATTTGCATAGTTGCCGGTGCCTTGATCCGTGGCGACAGAAGCCACTTGCACACCATTTACCCGCAGCGTCGCTAGGTCTGTAGATATCCTCGATTGACCAGTGACCACGGCACTGATCGGTGCATTATATGTCGCAGAGCTCGTAAACGGAAATGCCCCAATAGTTCCACGCGTGTTGTACTGAAAACGCGCTACTCCACCAGAACCTGGAGCGTACAGACCAGCCCATCCATTCACGCCGCCGATTGTTAGCTCCACGATATTTTGGTCTGCCGCATCACTGAGCTTTCGAATCGCGGTAATGATGGTCATTTGATCGGAGTTCGAAAAGTCGATGTTAACCGTCATCCGATCATCAATACCATCCCCCTGAATATACGTCCCGTCGTTCGTGCGAAATAACGGTTGCAGACTGCCGGTCGATTGAAGGAAGTGGTTGCCGTTGCCAGATAAATCATTCATCCGCGCGCACGGGGTATTGTCCGTGCAAAACGTCGTGCCGCTGGTGTCCTGGAAGCACGACCCCGAATGCCCTGGAATCCAAAGCCCACCACGCTGACCCGCCCCAAAAAACAATGCCCGCAATTCATCGACTGCGCCGACAATGCCTGGAATCAGTAGGATATTCGATAGGCTCATTGTGTCATTCCGGTTAGCTCTTGAACTGCTGTAAAATCCTATCGATCTGCTTCTCTTGTGCCGCCGTTATTTTCTCGACTGTCGCCTCGTGTCGCGTGACAATAAATTGAACTTGCTGCTCAAACTTGGCCAACTGTTTATCCGAATGTGCGTCAAATCGCTCTTGCATCTTCGGAAGTGCAATCACAATCAGATACCACGCCAGACCGACAAAGCCGGTCGAGGTGGCTATCTGTAGCCAGCTTTGAAACGCGACAACTTCGCCTTCTGCAAACATATCGAATCCGTTCTACCGACGAAATAATCGCCGAACTGGTTGGTTAGTCGGACATACACCACCGGGACAACTCGACTGGTACTTTTGCACCGTAACTGTTCTACGCTGAATAACATCGCCATTCCACGCATAGCCCTCATGCAGGTTATCATGGATGTCGGCCAACTCTTGAAGCGATCGACCTTCTAACTCCGAAGCTGGAACCAGACCTCGATGCTGTGCCGATGCAAGTTCTCCGCGTAAATGCGATCGCAACTTTTCGACACTCCAAGCACCAACCGACGCATCCACCCAAGACGACCGAGCTCGACGGACAATGACCTGGCGCGCGACCTTAACCTCTTTGGCCTCTGGCTTTGATTCTTGCTTCGCCTCAACCTTTTGTTCTTGCTTGACAGTGACAGTCAAACCATATAGCGACCGAGTCTCAAAGCCTGAACATAGCCCGAAACTCTGCCCGTAACATGGGGAAGCAATTAGACACAAAATAAAGACCCATCCACGCATCTCAAAACCTTTCATAACCCAAAAGTTGGCCCGCTTGGAGGATCGCGAGGAACGTCAGACACGCCCTCCAAACGAGCCAACATTGTCTTGGCCTCCGCTTCGATCTTCCGGTAACTCTCGATCAATTGCGGCTTACTTACCGGCAACCCCGGGTCCGGCTCAGGGTCCGGCGGCTGTTGATCTTCCGCCCAGATTGGTAACTGACGGATAGAGGATTCGCTTTGGAACCCCTCAGTGCAATCGGGATGAATCTCGGTCAAAGGTTCCAGCCCATCCGGCTTGGCACCACCAAACAACCAACCTGTTTCAATCGCCGTTTGTGCCTGCTTCCAAATATACTCCAAAGGTTGCCCAGCACCGTTTCCATTTCCGGTCCTCCAGGTCAGCAACATTTGAACCAGATTCGTCGCAGCGTTCCACACGGAACTGCCAGACTGACCCGGAATTGCAGGTCTATCCCAAACGCAAAATCCTTGCCCGTTGTTGGACAGGACTCTAATCCCGCTTTGATGCTTAAGAGGCCAAACGCATTGAGGAGAACCGGTCGTGTAGAATCGGTCGGATCCTGTTGGAGCCGACCGAGTGCAGAAAACCGGACTGACAGGTTGCCAATCTGGAATTAAAAGAATCGCCCAGTCGGCAGTGATCTTGTCCGAGTAGGCCGCCATGATAATACGGCCAGTTTTCGTTACCTCAGTACCACCAAAGTTGAATTGACAACTGGCATTTGTGCCAACCCTCGAACCAACAACATGGGCATTCGTCAAGACAAGTGAACCGCTTTGATACTTACCAACAAGAGAACCGGACCCGCAACTGTTTCCAGCACGGACCCGGCACGCGTTTCGACTCGATGGACCGGCGTTGACTTCAAACCATTCCGCTTGTGCCGGCGTCAATTCTCCGCATAGATTAGACATTCGACACCTCGACGCTCAAATCGTTCATTGCGAACATTTGAAGCAATTCCAGGATAATCGGAATCAACTTTTCCAAAAAAGCCAGCAACGCATCCCAATCAATCTTGGCAACGTCAATCCGGCCATCTTCCAGCGTCGGTACTTCATCCCCCGAAAACGCCATCTGCACAACGGCGAGTCGCTCAGCCTGTGCCAAGAATGCCGGTGAAAGTGTAGCCACCCGCAACCGCACAACGTCAGCCCGCTTGATCTCGCCAGCCTTAGCAGCCGCGTCCGCAGCTTTCAGCAACGCTTGGCGGAACTTATTCACCTTGACTTGCTGGACAACCGGCACCGGTTCCTGAGCGACAACTTGAGATACAGAACAACCAACGAACAACAACAACAAAACCCGAATCATCAAACGTCCCTTAATGAGAAAACGCCCCAAGAGTGGCCCCAGGAATCGAACCCCGTCACGACTAATCCATCCGTAGATGCAAGCCGCGTGCTACCAGCAGGCCACATAGACACGATCACCTCCCTCCCGAGAGTCAAGACTATTCTA